ACAACTTCCCGATTCAACTATAACGGGTGGAAATAAACGTGGACAAAATGCTGTTGATTTAGGAACCACAAGAATAAATGCAGCTGATGTTGCAAGTGGTAATAACTCTATAGTCATAGGTTCATTCAATCGAGCATCTGCATTAGGTGCTGTTGCTATTGGATATGGTGTATATGCAACAGGACAAACAAGTTTGGCACTCGGAAACGGTAGTATTGTCACTGCAACTAATGCTGTTTCATTGGGAGTAAGTAATAGAAACGAAGGATTTGGTGCAACAACAATTGGGTACTTTGTTTCTGCCTCAAATAATGCGTATTATTCATTTGTAGGTGGTTTTCGAGCAAAAGGTGATATACCGTATTCACGTATATGGTCTGGAGGTCAATTTACACAGGCTGGTGATAATCAAGAATATACATCACATTTTTATACAACAACTTCTACAAATACAAAAACTGAAGTTTTTATGGATGGTGATGGTTCACCTCCTTCCATACGGTTTGGTCCGTTTCCTTCACAGTCAACATATGGATTTACGGGAATGGTAATTGCCAGAAGAACTGATGCAGATGGAGAGTCTGCGATGTGGCGAGTTAGTGGACTTATATCAAATGATAGTGGAACTGCATATATCGTTGGTTCACCACTTATAGAAAGTATAGCCGATACATCCAGTGGTGCTTGGGATGTTTCCATAGAAATTTCTAACTTTTCTTATTTTGGATTATATGTAACTGGTCAAACTGGAAAGTCAATAAGATGGTCGTCTACTATAACGTTTATGAAAATATCGGAGTAATTTAATAATGGAACCAAATATAAACATACAACCAATACAAACTTCAAAACCGGCAGTAAAGGCTGTTATGAATTTTGTTATAATAGAATTTTCTTCTGATAAATACGCTTACGGTAGATTGTCATTATTAGATGAAGACAACACCATCGTTTCTGTAAACGATGTTGATTTTACACTTGAAGAACTAAATTCATGGGGTATGGATGATAATTATGTATTAGAACTTGCTCTTCAAAAACTTGGAATATCCTTTGGATGAAATAAATGGGTAGATACTTATCGAAATATATTTCCGCATCAGTAGACGTAACACTAACATATCCAACGTCTTCTGGAACTTTTGCACTTACAAGTCAACTTGGTAGCGGTGGTGGAGCAAGTGTTTCAAACTTTAGTGGTAGTAGATTGGTATTGAGCGGGCCAAGTAGTTCTGATTTAACTGGTTCTGCAAATATAACATTCAATGGCTCAATACTTACAGTATCATCGAGTACATCAACTACAAATGCTTCTGTTCGAAATCTAAACATCATAAACAACACAACCGGAACTGCAACACAAAGTCTTGGTGTTGGCATTGAATTTGAATCAGAAACAAGTACAACAGAAAATACAACCGTCGGTTTTCTTGATTATGTATGGACATCACACACAAATGGAAGTGAATGGGGACAAACTGAAGTAACTTTGAAAGAAGGCGGAACTTCTGTTCGTTCTCATATGTTTGCACCAGGTGTCATTGGTGGATTTAACGGTGGATTTATAGCAGCAACACCACAACTCGGTGATTTCAGTGGTGCTTATCCCGAATATAGAGTATATGCATCGGGTAGTACAACAGATGGAAATCAAACATCACTTTCATTCAATGTTTGGAATAATCCAGCTGGTCTGGCTATTCCAAATGATACAACTTGGATGTTTACTTCGTATATTGTTGCAAGAAGAACGGATGCAGATAATGAAAGTGCGGCATACTGGTTACAAGGTGCCATAGATAATAACGCAGGTGCTGTTGCTCTTGTTGGTGCGGTTCAAGTAACTGCAATAGAAGATACTGCTGCGTGGGCAGCAACTGCAACAGCCGTAGGTGGTAGATTGCTTCTACGTGTAACAGGTGAAACCGCAAAAACAATTTACTGGAACGCTGTAACACATATTGTCCAAGTTAGTGGATAATTATAAGTAAAAGGAGTAATGAAGTATGTCAAATTGGTCAAGAAGTCTTGCTGGAGTACAAACTCTTTCGGAAGTAAGTGCAAGTGCTGCAATTAGTGCCGGTACACTTGCACTAGATTTAAGCACTGCTAATGTATTTTATGTAAGTCTAAATGGGTCTGTAACAACACTTACTATTTCAAACGCCCAATCAATCGCTTCTTCTGCATTTACACTTATATTCACCGCCGATGGAACACCGAGAACCGTAACATGGGGCGCTTCAATTCTTTGGCCATCTGCAACTGCACCGACTCTAACATCTGTGGTAAATAAACAAGACATATTTTCGTTTATTACTCTAAATGGCGGTACTTCTTGGTATGGTTTTGTTGGAGGACAGGCTTTGTAATATGCCATTTATCAAAAACATATCGTTAACAAGAAGAAAAACAACTACGTCATCAATTTTTTTGGGTGAGGTATCTGCCTTCAGTCAAACTATGTATATCAGTGGGTCAACCAAAACATTTGGATGGGGACTAAATAGTAATGGTCAAATCGGTGATAATACTATAACTCTAAGATGCACACCAGTATCAGTTGTAGGTGCAACCAAAACTTTCTGTGAAATTAGAGCTGGTAATATACACACGGTTGCTATTGATAAAAATGGAAGAGCATGGGCATGGGGAAATAATTCACAAGGACAACTCGGTGATAACTCCATAACAAATAAGTCTACACCCATATCCGTTGCAGGTGCAACCAAAACTTTCTGTCAAATTACAGCTGGTTTTTCCCACACAGCTGCTATTGATAAAAATGGTAGAGTATGGGCATGGGGTTCAAACGCAAGTGGACAATTAGGTGACAATACAGTTGTATCAAAAAGAACACCAATATCAATACTAGGTGCAACCAAAACTTTCTGTCAAATTGGCGGTACAGCTAATTATACTGTTGCTATTGATAAAAACGGCCTAGTATGGGCTTGGGGTATAAATCTAGTAGGACAACTCGGTGATAATACTATAACTCCAAGATGCACACCAGTATCAGTTGTAGGTGTAACCAAAACTTTCTGTCAAATTACGACTGGGTTAGGGCATACTGTTGCTATTGATAAAAATGGAAGAGCATGGGGATGGGGTAGAAATGACTTTGGTCAACTTGGTGACAACACGGTAATATCTAAAAGAACACCAGTATCTGTTGCAGGGACAACCAAAACTTTCTGTCAAATTGGAGCTGGTGTTTCACATACTGTTGCTATTGATAAAAATGGAAGAGTGTGGGCATGGGGACTTAATGGCAATGGTCAACTCGGTGATAACTCCATAACAAATAAGTCTACACCCATATCCGTTGCAGGTGCAACCAAAACTTTCTGTAAAATTACGGGCGGCGCTTGCCATACGATTGCAATTGATAAAGATGGAAGAGTGTGGGCATGGGGATTTAACAATAATGGTGAACTTGGAGACACTACCACATTATCAAGACTGACGCCAGTTCGTGTTTATAATTTGTAATTACACATAAGTTTAGTATATTATTTAGTTATGTTTCATTTTGAGAATAAATTTAGTTATGAAAAAATCAGATTACTTGGTCTTGACGATCTCTATTGGAGACCATTATAAGAAAGTTGCAGAACTTTCTCTTCCGTCAATAAAGGCATATGCAAAAAAGATAGGTGCTGATTTTCTAAATATTGACGAATTCAATAAATACTACATCACACAGAAGTGGAATAAGTTTCATATTCATGAACTTTTGAATCAATACAAGAGAATTCTTTACTTGGACATTGATATTCTCATCCGTGAAGACACACCGAACTTGTTCGAGATAGTTCCTGAAAACAAACTCGGTATGTTCAACGAAGGAAGATATACACCAAGATACGAATATCTCGAACAAGCATCGGAATACTACGGCGAACCATTAAAACCGTGGAATGGTCCATTTTACAATTCAGGTGTAATGATTATATCAAGAGTCCATAAATCAATCTTCAAGTTACCGATGGGAATTGACTTTGTAGAAACAGACCAACCGTATATCAACCTTCGTATTCTAAATGATAGTGTTGATATGTTTGATTTAGACTATAAGTTCAATCGAATGGATGTATTGGACAAATTTTGTGGTATATCACGTTTAGATTCCTATATTGTTCATTATGCCGGTGCACCAGAACAAATACAGCTAGAAGTAATGAAAAAAGACGTGGAACAATGGAAACAAGATTCCCCAAAATATGAATATAAGAGAAACATTCTTATTTCAGTTACCGCTGGCATGGGAGACCAGTTATGTACAGAACCGGCAATTCGATATACACAGAAGTTATATCCAGACGCAAACATTCACGTCGTAACACACTTCCCTCGTTTATTTGAACACCTCTCATGTCCTGTTTACAACTACGACCAATGGGAAGGTATCAATGATGCAATTATAACAATGCATAGTTGCCCTGATATTGGTCAGGCAGACCACAAGATGTCTCACGTTCTTTTCCATCCGACTGACTTTGCATCAATGTCAATGATTAGACGAACAATTCCTAATCATGAAAAAACAATAAAACTAAAATTAGAAGCAGATGATACATTATCCGTTCTGAATCTATTGAGTAATAAAAAGAAAGACAAACCAACGATAGTCGTTCATGCTGGAAAGTGGTGGCCTTCAAAAACTCTTCCACAAGACTGGTGGCAAAAGATTGTAGACAAACTTTCCGAAAAACTAACAGTAGTTCTTATCGGTAAAACAATAGATGAAAATCAAGGTTATCTTCCGATTCAATGTCCAA